TGAATCTTCAAAAGTAAATCTGTCATCTTCTGTCAATGGTTTTTCTTCACGGTATGCACTCACTTCTTATTCACTCCCTTCCAACTGTTCATTGAACTGTGTCTGATAGTTCAATATTTTTTCTGTATAGTCGGTTGAATAGATGCCCTTTTCCCATAACCGGGCAGCACCATCTTCACCCATGTTGTACGCCATCAAGACCATGTTGGTATCTTGATACCGTTCAAACAGTTTTCTAAGTACGAACACACCCGCCCTGATGTTCTGATACGGGTCTGTAAAATCCGTAACACCAAGGGTATCTGTCAACCACTGGTGATTGATCTGATTGATCTGCATATAACCGTAATCATTGGTTTTGCTGATGACCGCCGGGTCAAAACTGCTTTCATTCTGAATCAGTGCCATAACAAGGGTAAAATCAATGTTGTACCCGGTACAAAGGTAATATGTAAATTCCTGTTGTTCTTCCGGCATCTTGCAGTCAAGCGGTGTGAAATCTAAATCACCCGCACCCCAGTCAAGGGAAATTTCCTGTGTGAATGTTCTGTCATCATACGCCCCATATACAAGGGTTTCTGTATTATCCCGTTCAAGTGTGCGTTCTATTGATTTATCTCTGTCCTTGGCGGTTATATGAGTTTTCAGGGCATATACAGACACACCCCCAACAGCTAACCCAACACAAAAGGCAACACCAAGCAAGATCAAGACCCGCTTTGCCATTGCGGACTTTCTAAGGTTCTTTGAATAGTTCATGTTTCATCACCCCTTTCCGTAATTTTCAAATAAATGATTCCGGGAATTATCAGAATCGCACCAATGATGTATTCTTTCAGGTGTGCAGTAAGTGGTTCATATATTCCCATTTCAACCGCATAGTCAGATGCACCGACTGCACCAATTATCAGGAATACACCGATAAATGCCATGATTCCAAATATCCAGTTAAGTATTTTTGAATAATTCATCTGTCAGTTCCTTTCCTTCCTTCAATGCTGCAAGGTTCTTTTCTTCAACCGTACCCTTCACCAGTAAGTAATAGTAAAAGCACGGTTTGGCTTGTCCTATGCGGTGAATACGCTTTTTTGACTGTTCCCACATATCACATGACCCTTTTCCAAGTGGCAAGGTGAAATAAATGATCTTGTTTGCTTTCTGATAATTACCACCCATTGCCCCGGCTTGATACTGTATGAATGTGATTGAATCATCTGCCTGATCGTATGCGGTCAAGTCCTTCTTTGACCCATTCACAACTGAATAGGGTCTGTTTAGATCAGCAAGTTTTTTCTGCATTGCTTCAAGTTCTGCGGTAAAGTTGTAGAATATAATCAGCCTATCTTCTGTTGATTCAACCAAGTCCCGCAAACCTTCCAGTTTTTCCTTGTGCCACTGCCCGCACAACTGCCGGGCATATAGCATCTTGGTCAGGCTGTTGTCACCGACCAGTTCAACCCGTGGTGTCACATCCGTGCCGTAATAATCTGAATCATCTTTGAACTTGCACATATTCAGGGTATCAAGCATGATGTAACTGTTTTTGATAAAATACTTGTATGCCTGTGTCACCTTAAAGAATATCTTCTGTTCAGTCTGTTCCGGCAGTTCAATCACATCAGCGGTTTTCATAAAGATGCACCCATGATCTGCAAGTTTCTTTTTCAGGTGTCCCGTGTGCTTGTACCCGGTTATCACTTCATTCTTGTACCCATCACCGTTTTCAACCCATTCAGTCTGAACGTATGATGACCAAAATGCCTTTTTTGTAATGTTCCACCCAAGCAACTGAACCTGTGACCACAACCTTTCATACTTTCCGGCTGTTGGTGTTCCTGATAATAAAATCACGCTTTCCGGCTGCATTTTCAGAATGAACTTTGACCGTTGTGCTGTTTCATTGGTTATCAGTGAACTTTCATCAAGCATCAGTGTGAACCCTTTGAGTTTCAGCAACCAATCCCGCCGGAAAGCAGTTTCATAGTTGATAACGCCTATAATCTGAACATCCTTGTTATATAATTCTTTGGTATCAACAAGTGTCCTGAAATTGATTGCTTCACTTTTCTTGGTCAGGTTCATCACACGATCACTTGGGTAATATTCTTTGAAGTGCTGAACCCAGTCATCTATCTTGGATTTCTGACAGATGACCACATTCACCGAATTGTTCAGCAAATACATTTTTTCAGCACCCACAAAGGTCTTACCCAGTCCCATATCAAGATAATAAGCACAACGGTTAAACTGTTCAGTTCTGTTCAGTGCATCTTCCTGATGTGGCATGAAATTCAAAGTTTTCATTCTTCATCAGCGTCCTTTGGTGCTTCACCTGAAAGGTCAATCTGTAACTTTGCAACTTCAACTGCTGCTCTGTAAACTAAGGCATATTTAGAATCACCGTGGGTCTGTGTGACTTTTTCAAGAAATCTATCAATCTTTCCAAGGAAACAACCACACTTGACTGTAATTTCATTGTCCTTGTCACGATAGAATGTGGCGAAATCATTTCTACTGCCGATTGCTCCAATCACTAACACATGACTTGCAGAAAAGACCTTGGCATCACCGCAAACCTCGGCATTGCCCCAAACCTTGGCATCACCGCAAACCTCGGCATTGCCCCAAACCTTGGCATCACCGCAAACCTTGGCATTGCCCCAAACCTTGGCATCACCGCAAACCTTGGCATTGCCCCAAACCCAAGCCTTTCCTTCATGGGAAAGATTTTCTTCTTTCTCAATCCAACCACCAAGGTCACCTACTTCTACAATGCCAAATGCAACAGTCGCACGGATGCGGTGCAACGTGGCAGTTCTGAATAATAATCTGATTTCTTTGGTTTCTCCTGTAAATTCATATTTTTTCATGGTTTATTCCTCACTTTCTAAAAATGCAACAGCCTTGTCATAGTTGCGTTCTATCATTCTAAGTTCATCTTTTCCACGTTCTTCTAAATCACATATTGAACGGTAAATTTCATCATTTCTTAGTGCTGTGACCTCATTGGTTATCAGATCAGTGATGACCTGTGGTTCAAGTGCATCCAGTTCCCAAGATTCATTGCCGTATTCATCAATATACTTTGATGCTCTACTGTCAGTGATCTTTGCCGGGTTAGGTGGTGGGTTATATGTACCAATCTGATTCATGGTCAGTGCTACACGCTTCACATACACATCAGCACCGAACATCTGCAAGCGTTCCTGAATATCCCTTGTCATATCAATACCGCTTGGGTCATGGTCACCTAAGTGAATAATCACCCGGTTATCACGGTAATCTTGACCAATGAAACGCTGTGCTGCTGACCACATTTCTGACTGTGAAGTGTAACCCCTACATGAAAAATATGGTGTGTCAAGTGGTCTGCAAGCCTGTCCCACAATATCAACTAAGGCATCCTTTTCAACCCACACTTCAACGTAGTTCGGTTGACCGTCCCACTTGTTCAGCAGATAACTGTATCTTGCAGATGCAATCACATCAGCCGGATTGTCCCAGTGACTATTGCTTCTAAGGTTGCGGGTTCTGTCTGTGATGCTATGCCAGTCAATCAACCCGGCAAGTCTACCGTCATTGATAAGATTTCCAATGTTCTTATAACTGCGTTCATTGTTGGGGATGTACCCACGGGCAACTAACTGATAATATGCCTGTCTAAGTGTCAGTTCATATCCCTGTGCCTGATATTCTTCAACCACCTGATTCACAAGTTTTATCAGTTCAAGACTTTTCTGCTGAAACTTAATGCTTTTATACTCAATCTTTGGCATCAGATCACCCCTTCAATTTCTGCAAAACGCTTTGCATTGATGAAATATGACCAACGGTGTTCACTGGTATGAATCGCATACCCCCAAGGGAAAACGCCCTGTTGTAACCCAAGTGCTATTGTGTTGGTGTGTTTGTGCATCAACTTAGCAACTTCATGTACCGTCAAGGTTGGGATGCCATCTTCACACTTGGAAGGTTTGAATGTCACCGGGGTTTCTTCCTGTTCAAAATAGTCAGGGGTAAGTCCAAGTGATACTGCAATATCACTTTGAACCTGTTCTGACGGTGTGGTCTTGTCATTCAGGTACATACTGATTGACCCCTTACTTTTCCCGGTCAATCCAACAACTTGTGCCTGATTGATCCCTAACTGCTGCATAGCCTGTTTCAACTTTTCGCTGAATTTCATAATTTATCACCTATCCTTTCTTTATTGTGGACTGGCAATCCACATTTTAGGTAAAAAAAATCTCCATAACTTCATCATCTGTCAAATGAAGAAGTTCTTTCAAGATCATTACCTCACTTGCTTTGAACTCTGTTTCATTGTTGAGTTTTTTCAAAAACGCCTGATAAGAAACCCCAACCTGTTTAGCAACGTAAACCAATTTGAAACCACAAGCATCAATTTTTTCTCTTAATAAATTACCTTTAATCATCTTATTTTTCACCTTCCTTTTCATCATCAGGAAACGCATTGTTATTGTACTGCTTCCTGATTGTTATTCTTACAACCCCTGATTCCAACTGTTCAAATGATGTTTCCTTGAACTTCTGCGGTTTGCCTTTTTTCAGGCTTTCTATGTACGCAAGGTATTCAAGTTTGGTTGGAAATTCAAGAATCTGTTCAATCCATGCTGCAACTATTTTCTTCACATAATCACCTTCTTTCTAACATGAACCACCGTCTGCACCATGAAATGCACCAACGGGATATTTCCAATCATTTATGTATATATCATCTGTTGTGAACTCACCAGTAAGTATTGAATGAATTGCTTT